CCCGCAACTACGATTAAGACAAAACCCTTCTTGTTTTCTCTTAATATTTCCTCTGTTATTTTTTTTGCCTGGGCTCTGCCCTCAGCTTTCCCTTCTATGTTTTCCTGAATAATATTTCCATCCTGGGTAATGATATATCCGATTGAGCTTCTTAGGTTTCCGGTCTGGTCTTGATATGTCCTTATATTCCTGGCATCATTGACGAAATCTTCGCCTACCATGGCCAATGTCCAGATGATCCTTTGCTCTATGCTGACCGCAAATCTGTTTATCCGTCCGTCTACATCCCCTTGTGAAAATCCAGGAATCAAAGGCATATTAACACTTCATTTCTACATGTTTTTGATATTCAAACAATTGTAAAATTATATGTTCCTTGCTAAAAAAGGTTAATTTTGCAGCCTTAGGAACGCTTCTCGCACCGGCAAAAACCGGAGAAAAAACAGCCCAGCTATATCCGATCATATCCCCAGACTCCCCTATAATATATTTAGTTGAATTCGGTTGAATATTACAGACAATCCCTATCGTTACCAATGTCCCTTCCGTATATATCCCGATTGTATTATACGTCCCGGGGGTATAATAATTTATAGTTGCTGTATGGGGATATCTTTCTACTACCATATTGCAGCTCCATCAACGGTTGGTTCGTCCATATCATATTTTTTCAAGATTCTCTTTGCCATTGCGATTAATTGAGCCCCACTATATTTTATTGAAAAAGCTCCTTCTTTTAGGTCGGGATGTGCAGCAAGGGTAAAATAGAGGGATGCAGCAGCTAAATCTATGTCTTTAGCATTAGCTGCCGCATAAGTTCCCCCTGTCGCAACGCCTCTATCCAAAAGAAGTTTCTCTAATAAATTATCATTCTTATATTCAGTTAGCGATTGTAAAGCTGCTTTGTTGTTCATTTAGATTATGCACCCCATAAAGTCGCATTTTCAGTATCAAGAGAAAGCACTCTATCTATTGTGGGCCAGGATGGGAATGCATTTAATTCGCTTTTGGTGTATTCAGCTACAGGGTCAACATCAGACCATTTGGAAATTAGAATCGGTCCTTTCTTGGCTTGAACCACCTGTTTCGGAGGATTTGTCTCCTCTGCGATAGGTCCATAAAGCAGATCTCCACACTTTAAATCTTCAAGGAAAGTCACATATCTATCCGCACCATCAGAATCTAACCAGGGATCAACCGATGTAATGTTGTGGCCTGCATCCTCATAACTTATTCTGGTGTTAATTATCATTATTTCTGGGTATCCCTCAGATCTTAAAGCATCATTTGCCACTTCGAGAGTAGGTGCCCTCTGTTTTTTGAGCCCACCATATAAAGCAAATGGAATGACGAAATCCTTGATCTGATCCGAAATTCTAAATGCCAGCCATTTAGAACGATTCATCAGCATATATCTAGGTGATACTCCAAGATCCCCAGCCGCCTCCATAACAGCTTCTATGTCAGTTATGGGTTTAGAATTGGCAGCATTAGCGATTTCCCAATAAGTGTTAGCAGCTCCTACCACAGCTTTTTTATTGGCCAAAGGAAGTCCAAAATCAATGGCCTCTTCGGTTATCACTCCTGCGGCATTTGTAACCATAGAAAGAGTTATTTGTCCTTTAGATAATGCTTGAAATATTATCCACTCTAATCTGGCATTTGCGCCATCTACGCAGTCATCTACATCTCCAAATACAAGATCAAGTAAAGCCGTCTGTTCTGGCCTTGCCTGAGCTTTTAATATGTTATAAGTATTCAAATCCATTTCTGTCATTTTCTTTTTCATTCTGATAGAAGGGATTTCTCCTGATAATTTACTTACAGTCCTTCTGGTTTTGAGAGGTGCACTTACATCATAAGCCACCACATCAGCAGCCACCCTATTCCCCTTACTCCCAACCAATGTTTCGTAAGTTAGGAAGGGAGTTGACTTTAAAGGAAAGAATGTAGGCCAAAATAGTTTTTCATATATTCGTGTAATAAGATAGGCCTGTAAGGTCTTTTTATTTATTTCTTTTAATAGTGAATATTCCATATTATTTCTCCTTACATAATTTTTTTAATTTTAATTTTTAGGCAAATCTTATTCTAACGGTAAGATTTGTTTTGTCGGTATCAGTTACGAAATATGGTAATTCGGATTCATCTACGGTTCCGCGTACAACGGCCCCCGCAAATAAATTATCTAGCAAATTCCCTTCTTCATCCCTTACCTTGACATTGTCACGCAAAATACAATTGGCGCCATACAAGGGAGTTGCGGTGGCAATAGTGGGGGTTTCATATAAAACCGAACCCGAAGCAACTAAACCACCAGTATTTAACAGCGTTTGCATAACTGCAATAGCTGTCGCTGATACTCGGCTAATCGTTGAAGCGGTTACTCCACATAAAAATATGAATTCACCGGCCTTAAATAGATGATCAGCGGGCTCAACTGCTAAAACAGTAACTCCTGAAACTACCGCAGCGACTGTCTTTACCGTTTTGATTACATTGTATAATCCTATGCTGGCACCGGTCATGGCATTTAACAATGTTCCTTTTTTGATCTCTTTGGTAGTAGTTGGGAATCTATCAGTTTTTACTGTCACTCCGCCAGGGATATCTTCTAATATTTTCAGAAATACAGGGTCATATACAACCCCATCTTCTTTTTTAATTTGTAGACTCATTATATTTATCTCCTATTCATTTATTTTTTTTATTTTAATTTCTTTGCCTTTCTTGATTTCTTCTTCTGATAATCCCTGAAAAGGTTGCCCTTCAGCCCCTTCATTTTTTGCTTTGGCAAAGCTGATCGCCGTCTCCTCTTCAATGGTTCCCATTTCTTCGCCTTTTTTAGGGATCTCTCCATCTTTAAGTTTTTTATCAATTTCGGCTTGTTTAAGTCCGAGAACCTCGTCCTTTAAACTTTTGACACTTGTCTCAATGTCTTCATCTTTATCAACTGTAATATATTTTAAGAATCCTTCGCTTAAATCTGCTTTTTTTAGAGCATCTTTAATTAAAGTCTCCCGCTTTGTCTTGACAGTCGTTCCACTCAAATCTTTTACCAAATCAGTCAACTTGTTAACCGATTCAGTTAGATCCGATATTTTCTTTTCACTTTCACTCATATTTGCCTGTTCTTTCTTTTTCTTTTCTTCAGCTTTTTCTTTTGCCGTTGCCTCTTCTTTTTCTTTTGCTGATTTTAGATCATGAGTGGTAATGGCTTGCGATACTCTCCTGTCCGTTTCGCTCTGTAGGTGTTTATTAAAACTTTCTTCCAGTCCAGCTTCTTTGATAGCTTCTATAAGCTGTTCCGGTGTAAGTTCAATTTTCCCTTTTAATTTTTCAATCTCTGCGTCAATTTGACTTTCATCAGTCACCTTGATTTTTTCTGCTAATCCCTCATCGAGCCCTGCTTTTTTTAGGGCAGTTTTAATTTGAGTTATTAAATCCATTTTACTTATTCTCCTTTATAATTTTATTTTTTACTTATTTTCAAAGCCGAATTTCTTAATACTTCAGATATATTACTCTGTTTATTTTTAATTTCCCTCTCTACTTCCAGCATCAGTTTCTTATCTTTTCTGATTTCTACAGCCTTAATCAAAGTATCCACTGCGTTAGCAATTTCCCATTTTTTCTGTCTTTCTTTTTCTGTCTCTGGCATTTCTTCTATACGCTCCCAGTTTAATTATTTCTCCATAAAAAAAAGAGCCAACCTAAAAAAACTCGGTTATAAAGTCTTTTCAAATTGGCTCTCTATTTTGGAGCTCTATTTATTTATTTGTTTTTCAAAGATTATCTTTATCTATGCACTATACAAAGAGGGCAAGTATCTATTTCTTTTGTTGAATTTATACATTCATCGGTTATGTCGCAACCTCCCCATCCTTTTTCATTGGCTCTGGGATGGAAATAGACACAGTTTTTACAAATTTTTTTCTTTTTTCTTTTTTCCACTTCTTCCAGCACATTGTGAATTGCTAACCTATTTAATATCATTTTTGTCTCTTTTTTTAAATTATATAATAAAATTCTCTATTAGTCAAAATTTATATAATTTATTTTATTTCGATATTGCCTTTTTCAATCTTTCTGCTGCTTCTTTTACTTTCTCCTTAGTCGCTGCCTCAAAAGTTCCCTTGTTTTCTTTGCAATGTGTTCTTGCCGTTAATTCTGTCCAAGTATCTATCGGATAACGAAACGCTTGTGTTGTAGTTGTGGTTTTTCCCTTCAATCTTCCGATAATGATAGACAATTTCTTTCCGTCT